ATGACCGCGTCCGCGACTCGTACCCGACTATCCGAAGCGATCGAAGCACTCGAAGGTGACGTGATCACCACCGATGCCGAACTGTTGGCGTTCCTCGATCGTGCCCGCGCGATTCTCGCGGCGTACCCCATCGAACCTGGCGGTGATATTGATTGCGCCGCAGTCGTGCTCCGCATGTCCCAGGACACCGCCCGCACCGCCGCAGGTGTCGCCCGCGACGATGCGACCCACGGCCAAGCCTTGGGCGTGAAACGTCAACTCGTGATGGGTGTGCGCACCGCCGAAAATCTGAGGTGGAGAATTGGTGAAATCTACTGCGACAATTCGGTAACCGCCTCCCGTGACGTCAAGGGACGACGGAAGAAGGCGCGCCCTGAATACGACCGGTTGTTGGAAGATATTGCAGCTGGGGACGTGCAGGCTGTGATCATGCAGGATCAAGATCGCCTGCACCGTGACCGCGCCGACTATATTGCGTTCGAGCAGCTGTGCCGGGTATCTAATTGTCGCTATCTAGTTGGTTCCAGTGGTACGCCGACCGATTTGCACGATATGGACGGCCAGATCATGGCTACGATCAAAGCTGCATTTGCGGAGAAGGATTCACGTCTGAAAGCGAAGAAGCTTCGCGAGAAGTGCGAGCAGCGGGCGCGGATGGGCCAGCCCAATACGGGGGGTAGCCGCCCGTACGGATATGAGGCCGACCGGGTGACGATCAAAGCTGATGAAGCCGAGGTAATTCGTGAGGCCGTACGCCGCTTCGTGGCCGGAGAGGCGGTGCGTTCCATTACGCGATGGATGAACGAGAGCGGGAAGAAGACAGTTACGGGAGGGCCATGGCGGTATCAGACAGTGAACTCAATTCTGCGTTCACCGCGAATCGCAGGGCTGAGCGAGTACGGAGGTGAGGTCATCGGTCGTGCGGTGTGGGAGGGGATCATTTCCCCCGAGGAGCGCGATCGGGTGCTAGCGAAACCTGCGGAAAAGAAATACAGCCGCACCCGCGCGCCGCAACGCTACGTGCTGGCGGGTCTGCTTCGGTGCGGGAGATGCGAAGAGCGTCTTCAGTCCCAGGTAAAAGGCGTTTCTAAGAAGGATAAGGGCGGCTCTAAGAAGCGAGTGCGTCGATATGTGTGCCAATCCGGGCCGGGTGACGGGGCATGTGGTCGGCTGACGGTTGTTGCCGAACAGGTAGAGAGCCTGCTGGTCAATGCTGCACTGGCACGGCTGGATTCGGTGGATCTGGCCGCCGCTATCGCCGGAAAGGCCGAGGCGAATAAGAATTTGGCGGAGTTGTCCCGGCAGGTGGATGAAGATCAAGCCGAACTCAAGCAGCTTGCGCACATGAAGGCCGCGCGCCGGATCACTATGGCCGAGTGGCTTGTTCTGCGCGATGAGATCGAGTCACGGCTGGACGGCAACCGACGCAAGATAGCGCAGGCGACCCAGACAACCGAGGTTGTCGAGATCATCGGCCGTGGTGAGGCCCTGGGGCGGGAATGGCCCGACCTGAGTATCGACCGGCGGCAGGCGATCATCAAGGCAGTGCTCGACCATGCGGTGATCACCCCCGGCAAGCTGGGGGCGCGTTCGCTCGACACCGACCGCGTTCACCCGGTCTGGCGAATCTGACTCGTTCCCCCGAAGGGCCGACCCGAAGCTTTCGGGTCGGCCCTTTCGCTGTTCCCGGCGTGCCGCGATACCCCCAGCGACCGAGACATACCGGTCAGAACGGTCCACTGAGGGTTGCAACAGGTCTAAACGGACCTTATTCTGTTCCGTATGGAACAGCTAGACCGCAAGGTCACCAAGCGGGCACGCCGCGCCGCGCCCGCTGCCGGGTCGCGGCCCGAAGGCCACGAAAACAGCGGGCTACCCGAGCTTCCGTGTACTGAGGACCAGTTCCGGGCGTGGTTGACCAAAAGCTGTGCCGCACAGGGGGTTCCGGTCGTCATTCGAGACCCTGAGACGATCGCCAAAGTGGCCGTGCTGCTCGGCGCGTCCGGACCTCGCCGCCGCTCACGCGGAGTGAAGCCATGACACCGCGCCCCACCTCTCGAAACACTCCGCTTCCGCGCTGCCCTCTGTGTCGCCGCCCTTACCACCCGCGCGCTCGCGTTCCGCGATTGCCTACCGGTGAGGTGTGGCGATGCGCGGAATGCCGCAATGATCCGGGCTCCCAACCGATACCGGCCGACTCCGGTCCCGGTAGCGGCTGGGCACCGACCACCGGACGGGGTGATGCCTACCCCGGATAAGCCATCTCGACGGCGCTATCTGGCAAGTCCGCCGTAAACCGACTGCCCCCGGTATGTGCTCACTCAACTAATCCCGTGCGAACCGGCGTACGGCTCACCCCCTTGGATTGATCCCCCGCAGGGGTGGGACATACCGAAAAGCCTTGCGCCCCGATGGACGCGGGGCTATCGGCGCTGGGGTAGCAGGCGGTGGGCGGAAAAACTGGGAGGCAAGCGCTGGGAGGCTACCCGGCAAGGCTTGATCTCTACCCGTCACCCGAATGCCTGTGCACCACAACGGAAATGAGCGAATACATGACCACCGACCATCTCGTGAACACGCCCGTCGACCTGACACCAGCACCGAACATGGCCCGTCCCGGCCTGCTGTCCCCGGCCGATCGGATCGGGGAATCGGGCCGTGTCGTCGTGGCCCCGTCCCGGCCTGGTCCGCCGCCCGCTCACCTGGGCCCGCCGCCGGTTGCCCTGGCCCCGCTCGCCCTGCCCGGTGTGGGGGTGGAGTCGTGAGTTGGTCGGGCCGTCGGGCGCAGGGGCTGCGGCTGCTGTGCCTGGCCACCTACGGCACCACGTGTCATCTGTGCGGTCGGCGCGGCGCGGCTACTGCCGATCACCTGATCCCGCGCAGCAAGGGCGGCAGCGATGCCCTGGACAACTTGCGCCCGGCGCACAAGTCCTGCAACAGCGCCCGTGGGGACATGTGGTTGCACGAGTGGTTCGCTTCCCGCCGCTACCAGGCAGCACGTGTGGCCCCATCCCGAGAGTGGTAGCACTGCAATGGAACTCGACACCGAGACCTACTGCCGGGGCTGCGGTGCCCCGCTGGCGTGGCGGCTGACCCGCACCACCGCACGGTTACTGCCGCTGGATGTCTGGCCGTGCGAACAGGGCCGCGTACGGGTCTACGACAACAACTCCGCAACCGTGCTGACCGGTGGTGAACTGCTGCTCACCCGCGCCCAGGGCGTAGCCCTCTACGCCCACCACGTCGCCGGGCAGGGATGTCCGGACGTGTGGCCCGCCGACGCGGGCCGTGTCGCAGCGGCCCGGCTAATCGATAGCACAGTGCTGCCCACCATTGCCCAGACCGCCCGGTCTTTTGATGCGCCGTCATGCGGACGCCCCGCGCCGGGCCGTCCACTTTCTCCGGGCCGACCACCCCTGCGGGGTAGGAACACCTACCCCGCAGGGGTAGCGAACCGTCTTGTGAACCGACAACGAAGGAGACCCGATTATGCCTCGACGACACAGCAAATCACCTGATCAAGGCCAAGATTCGATGTTTCCCGGCTTGCCCGCCACTGATGTGGTGGTGCGTACCGAACCGGGACGGCACGCCAAGGCGGTAGCCGTCGCGATCGAGGCGGCGCGCCGCGATCAGGCGCTCTGTGATGCCGACGAAGCGGCGCTGACGCTGATCCGGTCTGGCGCTTGGGCGCTGGACAGCTTCGAATCCCAGAACAAACCCTACGGACCCAGCAAACTTCTCGGCCCGGTGCTGGACGCGCTCAAGGAACTACGCATGACCCCGGCGACGCGGGCCGCCGCCCAGACCGACGTGTTAGAGGAGTTGCTACGTGACCTCGCCACCCCCGCCGCCGCCGACACCGCCACCCAGGTACGCGACACCACGCGACCCGAGTAGGGCGACGTTCGGCCCTGCCGTCGCGAAAGTCAGTGCGGCACTGGGGCAACCGCTGATGCCGTGGCAACGCCACGTCGCCGATGTGGCGTTGGAGGTGGACGAGCGGGGCCGGTTCGTGCATTCGCTGGTGGTGATCTCGGTGCCGCGCCAGTCCGGCAAAACGACGTTGGTGTTGGCAAATGCGGTGCACCGCTGCCTGTTTCGGTCGAATCAGCGTGCCTGGCACACCGCCCAGACCGGGCAGGATGCGCGCGATCAGTGGCGGGAGATGGCAGGCAGGTTGCTGCGTTCGCCGCTGGAACCGCTGGTCACGGTGAAGTGGGGTGCGGGCGACAGTCGCGCGATCTTCGCGACCGGTTCGGAGTTGCGTCCGCACCCGCCGACGGTGGATGCCTTGCACGGCAAGCAGAGCGACTTGAACAATGTGGATGAGGGGTGGGTGTTCGACGACGCCCAGGGCGCGGCGCTCATGCAAGCCATCGTGCCGACACAGGCCACCCGCCCCGGTGCCCAGACCATCGTCCTGTCGACCATGGGCACCGCCAATTCCACTTGGTTTCACGGTCTTTCGGATCGGGGCCGCGACGGCGATCCGGGCATGGCGTATTTCGAGTGGTCGATACCCGAGGATGCCGACCCGCTAGACCTGGACGTGGTGGCTGGCTGCCATCCCGCTTACGGGCACACCATCGATATGGACGCGTTGCGGCGGGCGCGAGATCAGTTGGGCGACAAGCCCGGTGAGTTCGCTCGCGCGTACGGCAACCGGCGCACCGGTGCCGGGGAACGACTGTTTCCGCGCTGGGAGGAAGCCCAGACCAGCGAGCCGTTCCCGGCCGACGTGCGTCCGGCGTTCGGTGCGGCGGTGGCGATCGATCGCAGCGAAACCGCCATCGTGGCCGCCGCGCACGTCGACGGGCTACCGGTCGTCGAGTTGATCGAATGCCGCCCCGGTACCGCGTGGGCGGCACCCCGGTTGCGTCAGCTGGCCGCTACCCACCGCCACCACGGGCTAGCGGTCGACCGGGCCGGACCCTCGGTCACCCTTGCCGATGAGCTCGGACGCCTTGGTGTGGAGTTGATGCCGATCGGTACCCGTGACATCACCGCTGCCGCCGGGAACCTCCTGGACAGGTTGAATCCCCGCGACGGCGGTCCGATCCGGCTGCGGTTCCGCACCGATCCGGCATTCTCGGCCGCCGCCGAGATCGCCGCGCTACGCCCGGTCGGCGACGCGTTCGCCCTCTCACGCCGTGCGCCCGGTTCGATCGCCAGCCTGGAGGCCGCCGCGCTGGCGGTGTACGCCTTGGAGCATCAACCGCCCCCGGCGGCTGTCCCGGTGAGCGTGTTCGGATGAAGATCACTACTGATGCGACCGCGCACATGGTGTTGTCGGTGTGTCAGTGCGGGTGGCGGTTCGCGGGTCAAACTCGAGCCCAGAACTACCGGGCGGTTCACCGGCACGTACGCGACTCTCACGACGATCCGGCCGCGCTGGCACGCGCACAGAACGTGGCGCACGTCGCATCTCATCGCGAACGTAAGAGGTTTGCGCAAGATCGTATGCATGGGAGTCCTGTCCTCGCTCAAAGCGATTCGCTCGCTGCCCGATCTGGCAGCAGCGGCGCGTAATTCGCCGAACGCGCTGCAAGTGTCGTCGCCGTTCTCGCGCTACCCGAACCATCTCAACGAAGTGGTGTGGCCGGATCTGGTGGGGTTGGACAACGTTCTGCCGATGACGCGCCTCGAGGCTATGAGCGTGCCCGCGATGGCGCGGGCGCGGCGCATCATCGCGGGCAGCATCGCGCGAATGCCGTTGCGCGCCTATCGTGCCGACACGCTACTGAGCCAGCAGCCGTTGTGGTTGGACCGCACCGACGGCCCGGTGTCGCCGTTTCACCGGATGCTGTGGACGGTCGACGACCTCTTGTTTTACGGGTGGTCGTTGTGGGCGCTGACGCGTGACAGTGCGGGCCTGGTGATCTCTGCGGGCCGGATTGCTTGGGAGCGTTGGGAATTCGATTCCACCGGGCGGATCGTGGTGGACGGGGAACTGGCCGCCGACGCCGATGTGTGCCTGATTCCGGGTGTGGATGAGGGTGTGTTGTGGTTCGCTCAACGCGCGATCCGTCACGCCTCCAAGCTGATCGCCGCCGCCGACAAGGTTGCCGACACCCCCGCCGCCAACTTGGAGTTGCACCAGACCACCGACGCGCCCATGACGCGACCGGAGATAGATGCCCTGGTCGCCAGCTGGGCCGCCGCGCGGCGCGGCTCCAATGGTGGTGTCGCGTATACGAATTCGGCAATCGAGCTCCGCGAGCACGGGGCACCCGACGGGCATTTGCTGATCGAGGGCCGCAACGCTGCCGCTGTCGATATCGCCCGCGCCGCTGGGATTCCGGCCGCGTCGATCGATGCGACCGGGCCGACGGCGTCGTTGACGTATGAGACCACGCAGAGCCGCAACATCGAACTGGTCGATTACGGGCTGGCCCCGTACATGTCGGCGATCTCCGCGCGCTTGGGTATGGACGACATGGTCCCGCGCGGAACCCGGATCGCTTTCGACACAGAGGATTTCGTCGGGCCTACGGTGCGCGTGCAGGTGCCCGACGACGGCGGACCGGGCCCCCGGCCCGCCACCGCCGCGCCCGATGCCACCCCCGCACCGGGCGCGGCCCCCGCCACCGCTGCTACGGGGGTGCGGTCGTGATGTGGGTGGCCGTTGTGGCGCTCGTCCTCGCGTGCCTGGCGTTGATCATCGTCGGCGCGGTGGTGCGGGTGCTGGTCGCGCTCGTCGACGCCCTCACCGACGACACCCCCGCCCGCCACCGGCCCGAGCACATCCGATGAGCCGCACCCTGTGCACCCTCGCCGCTACCGCCGACCTGTCAGCGGACGCGGCGCGCCGCATCATCATCGGGCTCGCGCTGCCCTACGGGGTGGTGGGGCACACCAGTCTCGGCCCGGTCACCGTGGAAGCGGGCGCGGTCACGATTCCCGGTGATCTGCGTCGGGTCAAGCTTTTCCGCGACCACCGCCCGCCCGACGGGGGCGGTACCCCGGTCGGCTACGTCTCCGCCGTCACCGACACCCCGTCCGGGTTGGCGCTGACGTTCAAAGTCGGTTTGGGCGCCGACGGCGATCTAGCGCTGTCGGATGCCGTCGAAGGCATCCGCGACGCCCTGTCGGTGGAGCTCTCGGCGGTGCAGCTGTCCCTCGACGGCTCCCGCGTCGTGGCGGCCGTGCTCGAGGCCGTCGCGTTGGTCGCGGTCCCGGCGTTCGCCGATGCCCGCGTGCACAGCGTGGCTGCCGCCCGCCCCGGACCTGATGAAACCCTCACTCTCGCAACGAAGGAACCCCTCATGACCACAGCTAGCACCGATCTCCCGGCCGATAGGGTCACCGCCGATTCGACCGCCGGGGCAGTGCCGGCCGAATCGGGTGCCCGATACGCCGGCACCGAACCTGCCCTGTCCGCCGCTGCCGCCGCACCGTACGGGCTGCACGCCGCACGCACCCAGCCACGCCCGATGTCCTGGGCCGATGTGTGCAGCACTCTGCACGCCGCCCGCCACGGCGACAACACCCTGTCGGCCGCGCTGGTCGATATCACCCGCTCGGCCAACCCGTGGGTCAGCCCCGATGGGTGGGTGGGGGAGGTGTGGTCCGGTGTCGCCTACGAACGTGCAGTGGTGCCGCTGCTCAACCCCGGCGCACTCACCCACTGGAAGGTCACCGGGTGGCGGTGGAAGACCCGCCCGGTGGTCAAGGATTACGCGGGCGACAAGACCGAAGTCCCGTCGAGTCCAGCCGTCACCGAAACCGTTGCGGTGGAAGCCAAACGCCTTGCTGGGGCGCATGACCTCGACAGGAAGTTCTTCGATTTCAACGATCAGGAATTCATCTCGTCCTACTTCGCGGCCATGGCCGAGTCCTACGCGTACGAATCCGACCAGCGCGCCGCAAGTTTCGTCATGAGCTCGGCCACGGCGGCCGGTAGCGCGCCGAGCTTGCTGAAAGCAGTCGCCAAGGGCAAGACGTTCCTGAAGCTCAACGCCCGTGCCCGTGCGTCGTATGTGCTGGTCAGCCCGACCGACCTCGAGGCGCTGATCGATATCACCCGTGACAACCTGCCCGCCTACCTCGAACTACTCGGCATCGATCCCCGGAACTTCGTTGATTCCGAGTTCGTGCCTGCGGGAACGGTTGTTGTCGGCGCACGACCGGCCGCGACCTGGTATGAACTGGCTGGCTCACCGATCCGGGTGGAAACGGTCGACATCGCGCGCGGTGGACGCGACGGGGCCCTGTTCGGCTACTACGCCGGACTGCTCCACAGCGCCAAGGGCATCGCGAAGCTCACCATCACCGCGCCGACAGCGTAGGGCCCCGCCGTGACGACCCCCATGCAGACCCCAGCGACCGACGCAGCGGTGAAAACCTATCTACGCCTTGCTGACCCCAGCGACGACGCGGCCGTGACAACGGCCGTCAACGCGGTGAATTCGCTTATGGTGGAATGGTTTTCGGCACCGATACCGCCGCAACTATGGCCCGAGTCCAAACGCCAGGGCGCGGTGATGCTCGCCGCACGGTTGTTTCGCCGCCGCAACTCCCCGGCGGGGGTCGAGTCCTTCGGGGAGCTGGGCCCGATCTACGTGCAGCGCAACGACCCTGACCTAGCCATCCTGCTCGGCCTTGGTAGCTATGCGCGTCCGGCGGTGGGCTGAGGATGGCTGAGCTCGATATCACCGCCGTACTCGGCGGTGTCGTTGCCGCGCTGCGCCGTGCTGGCGTGCGGGCAGGAGTCGACCCGCGCGACCTCAACCCGCCGTGTGCGTGGGTGACCGGCCGATCCATCGCCCATGACCTACTCGGTGGTGGTGGCACCGTCACTGTCGACGTGTACCTCATCGCCCCGGATACCGGTGCAGCCCAAGCCTATTGGGCACTGTCCGGGATGCTCACGAGGGCTCTGACGGTGTTGGAACCCGATGGGGATACCTCGCTGTCGGAGCGGGTCACCCTGCCCGGCGGTGGCGGGCCGCTGCCCGCGTTCCGTCTCACTGTCGACATCGAAACCTGTTAGGAGACAACAGCTTATGCCTGCCAGATCGTTCAAGATGGGGCCCGGCACCCTCACGCTGGGTGCGACCGGAACCCTGATCGATATTTCGTGTCAGATCACCAGTGCCGTGCTCAAGCCCGACAAGGACAAAGAAGACGACCTGAGAACGCTGTGTGGTGATGTGGTGCCCGGTGAGATCACCTACACCTGGACGCTGAACGCCACCATCGTCCAAGACCTGTCCACGGGCGGCATCAACGAATGGTCACTGACCCACGCAGGCGAACAGCAGCCGTTCAAGTTCGTACCTAACACGGTGCTGGACAAGGGATTTCAAGGAATCATCACTGTTGACCCGTTGTCGATCGGTGGCGAAGTCAAGACCAGGCCGACCGCTGAGGTGGAATGGTCGCTGGTCGGGCAACCGGTGCCCTTCGACCCGACCCCTACCCCGTAATGGCATCGGCACACGTGCAGGGCGCGGCCCGGCTCGAAGCCACGCTGCGCCGCGCTGCGGCGGGCATGAACGAGCTACGCCAGGTGCACCGCTCGGCCGCCGCACTCGTGGCGGTGCGGGCCCGCTCGCTCGCCCCGCGCCGCACCGGCCGACTCGTCGGCACCATCCGCGTCACGGGCACCCGACGCGGCGGGGTGGTGCGCGTCGGCGACAACACCACCCCGTATGCCGGGCCGATCCATTGGGGCTGGCCCGCCCGCGCTATCGCCGCTGATCCGTTCGTGTCCCGTGCCGCACAACAGAGCGAACCGGGGTGGGTGGGGCTGTATGCGCGCCACCGCGACGAACTACTCGACCAAGTCAAAGGACTCTAGAAATGGCTGTATCCAGGATTGTTGTCGATATCGCGATGCTCGACGGCACCGAACACCACGGCATCGAAACCACCGTGGCCGACCAGATGGCTTATGCCCGCACGCGGCGCACCCACAACTGGGACACCCCCCAAGACGACCCGTTGACGTTCCTGAACTTCCTGGGCTATGCCGCGCTGCGCCGACTCGGGCTCTTCCCCGGCAGTTGGGACGAGTTCGTCACCGCTGCCGCCGCTGTGTCGGAGGCAGGACAACACGTGGTGGACCCTACGAACCCGGCTCCGTCGAACGACTCATAGTCGAACTCGCTATTGCGACGAAAACCATGCCGTCGCAATGGCTTACGGAGCCGGACGAGATCATCGCCACCGCCATAGCCGTGCTCGAAGAGTCGGCCGAACGAGCCAGAGAAGGAGGATAAGCCGATGGCAGGTCGCACAGCGATACTGTCGGTGCGCATCCTCGGCGACGGGTCGGCCGCGCGCCGCGAACTCGACCGCACCGCCCGCGCTGTCGCCGGATTCGCCACCGCCACAACCAAACTCGCTGCAATCACCTCCGCTCTCGGGTTCGCTCTCGGCGCGGTCGGCAACCTCGGCGTCGGCCTGGTCGGGCTCGGGCTGCTCGCCGCCCCCGCCTTGGCTGCGGTCAAGGTGGGAATGGAGGGCATCAAGCAGGCCGCCCAAGGGGCGGCCCCGGCACTGGCACGATTACGTGAGGCCGTCTCCGCGACGTTCGCGCGTGAGATGGCCCCGGCATTCGTCCAGCTGTCCGGGCTGCTCGACCGGATCACTCCCGCGATGACCGGTATCGCGTCGGCCGTGTCGGGGGTGTTCGGGGCCGTCGTGGCACAGTTGACCGGTCCCGGTGCCGCCGCGATAGATCGAATCCTTTCCGGTGCACAGACATTCGTTGCCAGCCTGGCGCCCGGTCTGACGAAACTGACCCAAGGCATACTCGACCTCGGCGCGTCCGCCGCGTCGGTCGCGGGCCGGATCGGCACCGCGTTCGGGGGTGTGCTCGGCGCGATCGGGCAAGCGTTCTCCCGTCTCGCCGCCGACGGCACCTTGACCAAGTTGTTCGCTGGGTTCGCGCAGGCACTGACCGGTCTGGGCGCTCTGATCGGCCCCGTCGTCGCGTTGTTCGCCCGTCTCGGCGCGGTCGTCGGCCCCGCCCTGGGCAGCGTATTCGCCAGTCTCGGGCGCGTGATCACCAGTGTCACACCATATTTGGAGAAGATGGCCGCGACCGTGGGCGGCGCGCTGACCGGGGCGCTGGACGCACTGATCAGCACCGGCGCGCTCCCGCAGATCGCCCGTGCCCTCTCCGCAGTGACTACGGCCGTGGCCCCGCTGGTGCCGCCATTGGCCCGGTTGGCGGGCATCCTCGCCGCCGGACTGGCGCAGCTGGTCTCAGCGCTGGCCCCATCCTTCGCTGCCTTGGTCAAATCCCTTGCCGGAGGGCTCGTTTCGATCCTTCCGACCGTGGCGGACCTGTTCGCCCGCCTGGTGCCGGTCGTGGCGGAGATCGCCGCCGAGATCGCTGGATCGCTCATGCAGGCGATCAAGACCTTGGTCGACAGTGGGGTGCTGACGCTGATCGCCCGCGCGTTCGCCGATATCGTGCGGGCCGTCGTCTCGCTGCTCCCGCACCTGGTCCGCCTGGCGGGCATCTTGGCCGCCGGACTCCTCCAAGCGGTCTCCTCGCTGGCTCCGTTGTTCGTGGCGCTGGCGAAATCCCTTGCCGGAGGGCTTGTTTCGATCCTGCCGACCATCGCGGATCTGTTCACGCGCCTGGTGCCCGTGGTGCAGCAGGTAGCGACCGAGATCGCCGGATCACTGGTGGCGGCGATCAAGATGCTGGTCGACAGCGGCGTGCTCCCGCTGCTGGTGCGCGCGTTCGCGGATCTGATCGTGGCCGTGGTCCCACTGGTGCCGCCTCTGGTCCGGTTGGCCGCCTCGATTCTGCCGCTACTGGCCAAGGCCATGATCGCCGCCACCCCGGTGGTCGTGACCGTGGTCAAGGCCCTCACATCGCTAGCGAACATAATTGTCAGCCACGTCAATCCACTGGTAGATCGTTTCACCGCGGGCGTGGCCCGCGTCCCCGAGGTGCTCTCGCGGATGGCGGGCCCGGCCCGCTCAGCGTTCGAGGTGATCCGCTCCGCGATCAACACCGTCGTTGGCGCGGTCCGGTCGCTGCTGAGCGTCCTGGGCTCGTTGCGGTTCCCTTCCCCGCCCTCGTGGCTCAAGAAGTTCTTCGGCGGGCGCGCTGCCGAGTTGGCCGCGATCCCCACCGGTGCCGACGTGACGCGGCTCCTGCCCACCGGGTTCGACACCTTCGCCGCGTCTGGACCCGAGCTGCGCGCCGCCGCGCCGACCCTGGCGGGGTGGGTCGGAGCCGTCTCGGCCGCACCGCCACCGCAGGTCACCACCATCAACATCACCATCAACGGTGCGATAGACCCGCAATCGACCGCTCAGCAAATCCAGCGGGTACTGCGCGCCCGCAACATCACCGTCGGCGCAGCGTCGGCGATCAACCTCAAGGTGGCATGACATGGCCTTCAACCCCACCCCCTACCTGCTCATCGATGGCGAACGCGTGGAATGCGCAGCCACACACGCCGATACCGCCCCGCTCGCACTGGACGGGATCACAGTCGACTGGGGCAGATCGGAATACCTGTCCCACGCCCGACCCGCCACCGCGCAACTATCCATCCTCGACCGGACCGGGACCTGGGCCGAGAAGTTCGCGACAACGACCGTGATCGGCCGCCGGATCGAACTGTGGTGGGAACACCCGGAAGCCGCGTCGCTGCGCTGGTTCGCCGGACGCATCACCGCCGCCACCGCCACCCCGTCAGGGCCCCACGGGTGGGTGCTGGCGATCACCGCTGCCGCCCGTGACGCCGATCTGGGCAACGTCGTCATGACCACTCCGGGCACCTGGCCCACCGAATCCATGATCACCCGCGCGAACCGCATAGCCCAAGCGGCGACACCCGCCGAGATCGATGCGTTCTACATCTATCCCGGCGTGACCGAGCACCCCTGTTCGCCGCTGGACGTCGGCGACCGCGACCTACACGGGCTCGTCGACGAAATGTATATGTCGGCAGGCGACACCTACTCCTACCAGCCACACACCAACGTCATACGCCACCTCTACCGCCGCAACCACGACGTGGCCGCCTACCTGGTCCAAATGCCCGACGGGCTGATCTACGTCCAAGCAGGCGATATCGCCTACGACGGGCAAACCCACAAAGGCACCGGACTGGCAGGGCACCACACCAGCACCGACGACGGAATCCAACTCGCCCCCAACTCCGTCATCAACCGCGTACAGGTCAACTGGAAAGACACCGACGGCGGCGACCGAACTACCTTCGCCGTCCCCGCCGACGGCGACACCCACGGGCGCCGCACCCTGCAATTCGACTCCTGGTTCGACAACGACGCACACATCGAACCCCTGGTGACCGAAGTACTCAACCGCGCCCAATACGAAGGCGCACGGCCCCCGCACCCGCCGATCACCTGGGACACCCGCCGCACCAGCGGATTTCACACCCGCACCGAAGCCGAGACATTCACCCTCGCCGCCGAAACCCAAGCGGTGACCTACGTTTCGTCCTCGCTCTACACCGCATGGCTACCCCAACTATGGCCCGTGTTCGCCATCATCGGCGGAACCATCACCTACGACCACGGATGGATCATCACCACCACACTGCAACACGTATGGAAAACCAACCCCACACCACAGGTCACCTGGGCAGACCTCGACAAAAACCTCCCATGGGCCACCGGCTCACCCCGACAACTATCGGACGCCGTCAGCTGGAACGACCTGCGCTACCTCACCCACTCCGGCGTCTACCCGCCCTCCTAGGAGACCCTCGTGCCCGGCGAAACACCCCGCTACCGCTGGCCCTACCCCGACGAAACCGACGCCATATGGCAAGGCGCACAACAAATCCGGTCCCTCGCCACCGCGATCGAATCCACATTCTCCCAGACCAGCATCCCACCCGGTTCCGGCGCGCCGCCGTCGGTATCGGCAGTACGCACCACCGCCATGAGCGTGCCCAACGGCGTCGACACAACAGTGACCTGGCAAACCGCCGAATGGGACACCCGCCCCGGTGGGCAACCCCAGTACTCGACAAACGGGCTCATCTGCCGCGTAGCAGGGCTCTACCTCATCGAAGCCGTATGGACCTGGGACGCCAACACCAACGGACGCCGCGCCGTCAAAATCACCAAAAACGCCGGAAGCGCCGGAGCCGTCCTCGCCCGCGCCGACAACGCCAACGCATGGGACAACATCACCACCTGCACTGGCACCCGCCGACTCGCCGCCGGAGACGAGCTCCGCCTACTGGTCACCCAAGATAGCGGGGCCGTACTCACCGGCGGGCAGGCTATGTTCGACCTACGCGGCAGACTGACCATGACCTACGTCCGCGCCGCGCCGTAGCCCCCGCTGTCAGGGCTCGATTTCCTTGTCGTCTCGGCCGCGTTCGAGTTCGGTCGGTGGGTATGGGTCGAGGTCCCGCACCGACAGCGGCTTGACGTCGATCACCTGAATATCGCACAACGCGACCAGGCCGGAGGCCAGGAGCGCATCAACATCGGCCGACCCGAGCGGCATCGTAAAGCCGTCTTCCCCCACGACGGACCAGCTGCCGTCCTCGTGCTGGAGGAATCCTGCGTAGTCGCCATCATCGGCCCATGCGCTCACCGGGTGCGCCCCGAGTCGGGCACCAACCGGCGTGCGTCCTTCAGAGTCTGGAACGCTGCCGTCTTCGCGTCGCACTCGCCGACGATGCACTCTCGATGTACCTGCATCGCGTTGTGCGCAGCCGTGACGCTGGAACTCGGCCAGGCGGTGTTATGGCAATCAACCTTCGCGAGTAGCGCATCATCCCACCTCATCTCACACACCCTTGAATCGCTGGTCTGACATGCGGCTCTCCTTGGTTGGAGGACTTATAAGTCCTCATCGGACTAGTCCTATGAGGACTATAGTCCTGGTAGGACGCGCCGCACCTTCGGATCGGGGATCATTTTGGGAGCGAAGTACCCCGCAGTGAATGGAGAGCAGGCAATGAGCGCCAAGGACCGGATCGCCAAGAACATCGCCCACTTCCGCAACCGAGTGATCAACCCGCAGACGGGCGAGCCCATGACCCAAGCCGAACTCGCCGAAGCAGTCGGAGTCAGTCAGCGCCAGATCGGGCGATACGAACAGGGCGACCAAGAAGCGTCCGGATCAATCCTCGACAAGATCGCCGAAGCACTCGGCATCGCGCCCGGCCAATTGTTCGGCCGCCCGCACACCGGACCCGATCTGTCCGGGCGCTGGTGGGTCAGTTGCCAAGTCTGGAAAGACTCGATTGAACGCGTCGACACCAATGCGGTAATGATCATTCAGGATGGCGACTTCCTCAGCCTCGACGGTGAGCGTGCCCAAGGCGAGAACGCTATCGAGGCAGGCGATTACGCGTGGGTTGGCGAACTCACCCACCGCCGAGCCACCCGGACGCTCATTGGCTGGTATGAGTCGGCCGACGAGGGTACCGACTATTCGGGCTCGTACTGCTTCACCTTGCATCCGCAAGGAACGCACGCAATCGGCCAATGGTGCGGACCCGACTACGACGGAATCGTTGTCTACGGGTGGGCCGTTCTGGCGCGCACCGAGGAACTTGCCGAACAGCAGCTTGCAGCGGCAATTGCAGACGCCGAACCGAACGGAAACCTACTCACATGGCCGAAAACGTCACCGTAG